AGTCGCTCCAACAGTCATGATACCTAGCTTCGCTCTATCCGCCCCTCTTAATGAGTCATCAACTAATGTACTCACTCCTTTTCCAGCGTCTCCTCTGTCAGGAGCTTGAGTCCTAGCTGAATTCAACCATGCTTGTCTTTCCTCTTCTTCTATTTGATTAAGCACTTCAATAATGATTGGGTCATCTTCTGGAATACCCAAGGTTTGGGCTACCCATGGTCCAGCAATATCACGAGATCTCTTCATATGAGGAACGACAAATTGGTCCCACGTATTTTGATTTCTGTTTGTGATCGGAACATAAGGACCGCGATACTGGAACGCTACCCCTATTTTAGATGTTTCATCTACACTCTCGGAATCTGTGTCTTTATCCCAACGTCCCGGCAATAAGTGCCAGTCAGTATCATTCATGTCCGGAGGAGCAGTAAAAATTGCAATATCTTCATCGCCCGGACCAGTCCTCACCATCTTAAGGTGATTAGCTCCCATTAAATCTAATGTGTCTGATAAAATATCTAGAGTCTCGGAATATGATACACCATTTGCTTGACGAGAATAAATCAAAGCCTCCATCATGGATCTAGCTTGAGGATTAGTTGCCAACACTCGAAGAGCACGAGCTTCTGCTTCCCCTGCTTCCATGGCCTTTTTGTCACCTTCTAGGCCCGGAGAAAGTAAAGGATGGCTTCTAAGTATACTAGCTAATCTAATGGTGTTGTTATCATCGTCCATATCTCCATCCTTACCAGCTGGAGTAAGGTCTATTGTACCGGTATATTGTGTCGGAGTAAGACCCGCACTAGATAGTTGTCCTAATACTGTAAGAGCTTCTCCTGTAGGATCACCTGACATAATGCCCGGTCGATTTATTCTAAACCTAGGAGAGGCCATTGTCTTAACCGCGTTTCCTGCGTCTAGTTGTTGAGCATTGTATAATTCACTACCTTCAGGATTATGCTCGTAATGATACAACGCATCTGAAAGAACTTGTATAGCTCCGTTATATTCTTCGAACATTGCATTTATAGCCTCAATACCCTTGAGTCGCCCTACTTCTTTTCCGGTTTCATCCCTTTCGATTATTTCAATACTATCTCTTTCCTCCGGTTCACCAGCATTAAATCTAATAATTAATTCATCCATTGATAGTCCTTGAAGATCGTACTTACCAGAGGAGAGCATGCTTCTTGATACCATCCCTGAGATACCCCCCAGTAGCTTTCTCATATGCCTAGGGGTATCTGCTAGAAACTGATCTATGCTAATATTTCTACCATCAGCTGAACCCAACTGTAGACCAACTAGCGTTCTTGCCGCTCCAAGAGCCAGAGCTTTTTGCTTTGGGGTAATAGGATCCTTGCTGTTTGGTTGTTTTCCGTCTAAATATGTAAGTCGTTCAACTAAAATAGCCCCTACTTGTTTTACAGCATCTGGCGTAGACGAGGTTGGATTATCTTTAGACATTGCTTGCAGAGTTCTAGACCAAGCATATAACTCAGCGGTATTCAATCTTTCAAGATCAACACCCCACTCACCTACCAAAGCTTTCTCTAATGTAAACCCACCCGGTAAAGAACTCATGCCGATGTTTTCTGCCATTCCTTCGGAAACAGATTCTCTTAAAAAACCATTATACATAGAGAGTAGACTATCAAACCCTTTAGTTATATTATTTACATTGTCTCTAGATAATACATCTGGGTTTGGGTTGGCCCCACTGAGGGCATCTGTGACCTTTGCATCTCCACCTATCAGCATCCATATTAGATTAGTGTTCTGAGAAGAGGTGTGCCCCGAGTCAGCATTTCTCTTAGCTATACGAATTCTTTCATTAATTCCATCCTTAGCAGGCTTTGGTGCTTTTCTTGATACTATCTCCCCTATTTTAAGAGATGTTTCAAAAGCCTCAAGAGCTGCATAATCCCCAAACAGACCGAACTCGCCATCCATTGCTTGGGCGTGTACTATTCTAGTAGCTTCTTCCCACGTATTTTCTATTCCCTGCTCGGTATCAATTTCTTCCCAGTTGTTTCCTGTAGGATCTTCAATACCAAGCTCTTTATATCTTCTAGCTAAATAACTATTTCTGATATATTCAGGATTGTTCATCTGCTGTTCTCTATAAGCAATTTCTCGATTTGCTTGTTGTATCGTTAATTGATGTAGTTGTAGTTTCTGAGTCTCTGCCTCTATAGTTTCATTGATCTGTGAAAATATTGAACCTAGTGTGCCCCCATTCTCTTGAAGATATAGCCATTGCTCGCCGGTTAGATCATCTCTATTCATTAAGGCTTCGTGTTGATCTTTTAGATACATCATTAAATGAGGCAACGTAAAGGTACTAGCCCCCTCAAAGAAGTTTTCTACAAGTTCGGGAGGTAGCACAGTCTGGGCAAGATCCTGTAGAATTTGACCTGCCTGTTGTATTTGAGATCCTACCTTAACTGAGGTTATATCTGATACATCAGCTCCAGCATATGATCCAATATACTTTCCTAGAGCCGCCCCAATTGCAGCGTCACCAATTGCACGAACCTCTACTGCTTTGGGATCGTAATGATTAGAGAATTTATGAGCATCCCGTAGTGCATCTCCCTCAAGAATATCAAGCATCCCTATAAATAAAGTAGGAGTGCCTGTTTCAGGATCAACATCATCTACTTGCTCAATGATATTATCTAATAGTCCAAGACCTTGACCTGTTAGGATAGCATTGAGTTCTTCATCTCTTGTTCTAATAATATCTGGATGAGCATCTAACCAATCCATAGAACCCATAGAGGCCAGTGCCTCCTGCATTCTTGCAGTTCCCCACTCCATTGGATCGTCCATCTTAAGCTGCTGTTCCACTACATCTTTCTTAACTCGATGCAGGGCTTCCTGTAGAATATTAACTCCCATTCGTTGGTGGGTTTTCCATTCAGTATCTGTCATATCATAGGAAGCACGCTCTAAGTAAAAATCAGTACTACTGTCGGGATTCTCCTCCCACACTTGCTGGATAACTGGTAATAATATTTCATTAAGAGCCGTATCATTCCATCCTATACCCCTAAGAAATCCCTTATAATCTGGGTAAGGTGTTCTTTCTCTTCCATGCATAGGAAGCTCTAGCTCGAAGTCCCTAACCATCTTTACGTATTCATAAGGAGCTACTCTTTTCTTTACGGTTTGAACATACTCTGTATAGGAACTCTGTATGCTTCTACCCATTTCCTTTACTTTATTAACTTGGTGCTCAGCCCACTGTCTTCTGACCTGATTAAACATTCCTGTAACTTCGTCACTAGTATCTTGAGTCCATTGAGAAACTAAATCAGGAATAGACCTGAAGTTATTCATTGCTTCAGTATCCATAGCCTGTTGTTCTTGTACTTGCTCTGCCCATCGATCATAAGCTTCAGGACTCTCGTATGCTTCTTGACTAGAGAGAGCGGGTACCTCTTCTCTTGTGTTTCCATATTTAACCGCGTCCCAAGTTCTATTCGCAGCATCCCTCAAGTCTCCCCAGTACCTAGTAAAGAGGGTACCTGAGTCTACACTAGATAATGGCAAAGGAGTAGCATCTGGTACAGAAAGAGGAGTAATAGGAGCAAGTCCAAAACGATTCTCTGGGGATTCAATATCAGGAATAGACTCTTCTATCTCTTCAGGAGTAGCCTCTGTTGACAACGGTGGACCACCTGTAGTACCGGGCTGTCCAGCATATGGACTATTGCCGGGGTATGCTCCCATATTTTCGTTTTCATTAATACTCATTGATTACTTTCTCCTACATGGTGATGTCTTTCTTCGGGACTGATCCTTAATCCAGTTCCGGGTTTGTAGTAATGTTCTTTCCAAGCTTTATATTCATCTTCAGTATCTGGATTAGCTGCTTTAGCCATCTTAGCGATAAGTTCATTTGCCTCTGCCGCAGAAATTTTGTTTTGATTTAAGCTATATAATATATCAGCGGAGTATGCCTTGTATTCTTTTTGACGGAGATTGCTATTTTCTAGAATCCGTGCAGCTTCATCGCTTCCGGCCGCTTTTACCTTCCTATCCCATGCCGCTTTTACTTTATTCATCTGCTCATCAGTCTCCTTCTTCCACTGATTCACAGGATTTTGTTCCTTTTTTTCTAATCTAGTTTCAGCCTCAAACCATGCTGTTGCTATTTCTTGTCCACTACTTGCCCACTCCGCCATTGCTTGATATTTAAATATAACATCGCCAAAAGGATTTGTCCATGTACCAAAGTCTGGCGTTTGGTCCCTAGATTGATAGACCGGCATTGCTATTACTGGAGCAGAGCCATATCCTTCTTGTACCATTCTACCAGAAACTTCAGGCATGGTGGTTCCTCTTTTCTAATAATGTTTGCATTTCATCAGCCTTTTGTAACTTTCCTGCAAGGTATTCAAAAGGATTTTTATACATTTGTTCTTCAAGCTCTTCGTCCATTAGTTTTTGTATACCTTCTAAAGCAGTACCCATCTTATCATGCTCATACTCAGCCGATGTTGCAATGATCTGCATGGCAAATTTCTTAAGGTCTTTACCTTCTGGAGTTCCGAGAGCATAGTATAGACTCTTATCTTTAAGTCTAATATCATCTCTTACTTTATTCCGGGCGTTTTCCCAGTCAGGTAAAACCTCTTCTCTGATAGCATCTGTAACGTATGCTCTCATAATCTGTTGTACAAAAACCGATGAAGGATTTTCTTCCGGGGATAATGTATTAACAGGTACTCTTATCCCATCCTTTACTACCATTACTTGACCTGAGTCATCTGTACTTATACCTTGGTTGTATCCATATTCGACAGCCTTCCTAAAGCCCTCTACGACAGTCTCAAGACTTTGTACTCCACTTAATTCCATATCTTCCAAAGCTTTTGCTACTATAGCCCTTGTATTTTTGATACTAAGTATGGTACTATCTTGTAAGTCTTGCTTTGGGATGTATGCTAAAGTAGTCTCAGCTCTCTCACGGTATAAGTCTTGTATTTCTTCAGGCCACCTAAGAAAATTATCTTGATAATAAAAATACTCTTCCTGCTTGGTACCTTTAGTCTTTAAATCAAGATCAATATTATCAATGGTTTCTTCTTTTAAATTTCCTGTTGGGTGATACTTTGATTGTAGGTTCCATCTTGCCTCAGCATCGTCCATAGTCGGAAGCACATCATCTAGTATCGCTTGATATCTTACGTCACTAGTAAGGTGCGATAGGGATAAGGCTTTTGTTTCTGCTTGCTCATTCTGATGGGCAATCTCTTGTTGTCTGGCAGAAGGCCCAGTCTTAGGCGGCTTCCCAGCTATAGTATTTAATATGGATAGTGAGTCATTTCGTATCATCCCATTGCTCCAAACGCCATCCCAGCACCTGACGCTGCGGTTGAAACAAGTCCAGATACTAGTGCCGTATTGAAAGCGGATTTAGAAGAAGGACCACCATAGTGTCCCTTAGTAAAAGCAATCTGATCATTGAAACCGAAGTCTCTACCAGCTAATGCTTGCTGCTGTTTTCTCTGAGAAGCCACAAGTTTATTTTCCTTTGATATTCTCATATCCTGCATCTGCTCTAAAGATTTCTTCGCTGTCATTCTCTGCAATGCTTGAGCAGAGCCTGATCTTGGGTTAATTTTTCTTTGGGTAAAGGATGCTGTAAGCTGGCTAGCCAGCTGTTGTGTATTCTGGCCGTGAGTAGCTGAAGCATTATCAAAGTTCCACTTGATCCAGAAGTCACCCTCTGCTCTTGCCTGATTAGCCGACTCTGCAATCCTCTGATTGTTCATCCACTTAGCAGCATTATCCATAGCTATATTACGATTCTGAATCTGATTCTGCATCTGACGCTTCAGTTCATCTTCCTCGAAGCGGAGCTTTTGAGCAGCCGCTTTAGCACTAGCAGCATTTGCACCCATAAAAGCTGAGAGTATCCCTAATCCCATAGCAGCTCCAAAAGCTCCTTGCTGTCCTCCTGACCATTCTCCAGCCATATCTTATCTCCTCACCAAGTTCTCTTGTTAGTTTTCCAGAGTAACGAATTGTTGTTCTGTTGACCGATAGGTTTCTGTAGAGCAGAACTAGAGACCTGATTTTTCCAGAGTCCCATTCTCCTCTCATCGCTCAACCACGTTTTAACAATAGAGTTTCTCTCAGACTGTTGATTTCTTTGTATTATAAGGTCTACATCTGTAGAAAGCAAGTCCTCCCAGTGAGACACTGCGGCAGATAAAGCATCTACCCTATCGTCCTTAGGTAACGCCCCTCGCTTGTCAAAAATTCTCGTGATTTGTTTCTGGTTTTCCTCTTGACAAATAACCTTACGATCAATCACTAGTCTATGAGATGCCATGACAGGTTCCAAGGCTTCTATAATACGTGCTTCCTTGCGTCCCGAGACCCTGAAGTCCTCAATAGCACATCGCCCGCACATCTCCATAACTACTGGGATTAATAACTGGCAATACATAGCATCACCAAAGTTACTTTCAACTCTAATATTATTTACATTATACTCATATGCCATCCTAGCAATCTTCTTTAATACACCCTTCTCATATCCTCCCGGATATCCTATAAGTTCGTGTATAAAGATATAACCATTGGCAAACGAGGCCACACAGACAGCCGTTTCATCCTCACCTCTCCCACTAGGATCTACATACATAACCCTCTGGGAGTACGGAACATACTTATCAGACACCCACATAGGTTCGTAGACTAAATCCCCTGATAAACCGTGTGATGGTATTCCTTTTTGTGGTTTACTTTTAGCCCATACTATTTTTTCTGGACACACGTCTGGGTTGAGATCAATTACAATAAGATCAGATAAGCGAAGAGGATATTTCTCAAAGTCAGCAAGGGAGGTGTCCAATTTGTAGTGCAGTGCAAAGAGTTTCGGTCCAATCTTAGCCATTCTTTCAAGAAGAACCTCTTCAGGAAATCGTTCTGGTTGTGTAGGTTTATTAGGTTCAATGTTAAGACCCAAGACCCACTCATCTACATCTTCTGTTTCGGCAATGTTATCCTTATCCGGCATTACTGCGGGAAACTTTGTTACCTTATACCCCGACTTAAGGTGATTATATATAGAATCTTTAATCTGCGGAGTACCTAAGAAGATAACTCGACCTCCTACGTTCCTAATCTGCTCAAACTCAGCCACCTTGTTAAGCAACTTCTCTCTAGCATTAGCAGTCTCACAGTTACCCTCGATCTCTACATCATCCGCGATAACAAAATCAGCGTGAGAGCCGGTAATTTGAGAGCCAATGCCCCTAGCAAAGCAAGACTTGTCCTGCCCAATCTTAGTCCTTGCTTCTACGTTAAATGCAAAGGCATTATCTGTAGTATGATCTCCCGGTCTAAGATGTTCACAGTAAGGAACGAGGTCCAAGATCTTTCTTGTCATACTAATAAACTCTGCTGCTTTGTTCCCTGTGGCGGACACAACCATTATGGTAGCATTAGCATCCCGTAGGAGGAACCACGAGGCCAGACAAGCCGTTATGACAGACTTTCCGAACCCCCGTCCCGCTTGAAGCTGCATGTCCTTAGCGAAGCTCTGGAGCCTCTCAGCCATAGCATACTGAGCCGGTGTAGGTTCTCCCAAACCTAGGTGTTTAAAACAAGCCCAAAGATGGTTCCGGAAATCTTCGAGCATTTCTTGGGGTATATTCATTTCTTTTTCTTTCTCCCACCACCACTACCTTGTCTAGCTCGATTCCTAGAAGGAGATTCTAAAGTAGTTTTACCTTTAGAAGTATGGGATACATCCTTGCCAGCCTCACCCATAACACCACGATCCCTTCGTTCTTTGGCTAACTTTGCTCTGTACTTTTTACGAGCTGGGGTCGAGTTATACTTAGTATCATACTCAGCCTTTTTCTCTTTAGACTTTGGATTCTTTCGATAATTAGCCTGAGACTTCTTTACCTTCTTCATTCTTGCTCTAGCCATTAGTACTTCTTCTTGACTTTCTTTCCCTTTTTCTTCTTATTCTTCTTAGGGGGACGGCCCACCTTTGTTCCATATGTACCCGGTCCTTTTGGCATCAGCTTGCCTCCTTCTTAAATGGGATAGCATCCGTCATCTTCTGCTCAAGAAAGTCAAGAGAATTGGACGGGATGTCATCCAGTGCTGCACGGTTATCATTGATATATCCACGGATAATCTGATAGAGTCCGGGGGTACATTTACTGTCGTCATCAAGATCAGCCAACAGGCTATCAGCCAGTCGATCATTAAGTATGGTAATTTTATCAGACATCAATAAAGTGCTCCATCCGTATCAATAGACTCTGCTACAAGTAGTATGATATTTATGAAGATGGTCTCCCCATTATTGACGGCCTCATTAAGAGGGCTACCATCGACTGTGCGAATTGCAAGTTCCAAGGGATTGGTAATATCGATTCCCTCCATCGGTTTAAAATTCACAGGTACAGCAATTATATTAGAATGCTCCATCTTCACCTCGTCGGTCATTTCCGAAGTATACATAGTAGCAGCTGTAGCCCCTGCCCACATAATTATATCACCTTGTTTGAGTCCTACTGTCGTAGGATCCGCAATAGCTTCGTGTAATACGGAAGACGCGCCACCGGAGTGCAGAGCTAAAGCGGCGGTGTGCGGTATGGTAATAAAGCGGGGTTGTTTGGGTCGGTACCTATTTCTATCGCTCCCGGCAGGGGTGAAATAATGCTCGCCCTGAGGAACAAAACCAGTATCTAGTTCCTTGCCCCACCCCCAACCCGCACTATCCCCCGGATACGCACCGGGATATAAGAGGTTTCCGAAGCGGCGTGCAGCTGCTAGAGGAGTATAAATATGATTCTTAAACTTCTCTACAGTATTCCCATTAATCTGTAGAGCACCAGAGGTTAGAGGAGAGGCGAAGATAGCATAATCATTAGCACCAGTCGGTTCGGAAACACTACGATTACCCTTAAGAATATTATTGGTTATGTTGTTTCTCGTTGAGCTACCTTCAGTACTCTCTGCAAGTACAATAGCTTTGTTGGACCAATCACTATCTAGATCAGTCATCTTTATAGTATTACTATTAAAAAGACCATCCTTAATATCAAGCGCATCGATACCAACTCGATTTATGTCTGGTGAAACCCTATTACACGATATAATGTTTTCGGAAACAAGGGAATTTACACAGCCTTGCATCTTAACTCCCACAAATACATCCCTTATAGTGTTACCACGAACTGATACGTTATGGAATTCCTTGCCAATTGCTCCCAGAACGTGAATACCTCCTCTTGCATCGGATATGATATTATCACAGACAGAGATAGAACCAGAGACATTACTAACCACATCAAGCCCTGACCAGATCCTGATCGCGGCATCACTACACTTACTCTTCTCTATAAGATTACCAGAGATGTTTACCTTCGCTTCATTATCATTAGAGTTTTGAGTGTATATAATATCTGCCAACGCGCCCGATTCCAAATCATCACCAGTACCATCATATAGAGAGCTGTAATATATTTTGTTATCTTTACATTCATAGCTTCCACCCTCAGAATAGAAAGTAAACGACTCAGAGCCATAGACTGTATTGTTTCTGATAAAGACGTTTTCAGTATTATAGCTCGTCATAATCCCTTCATAGGACTGCTCGCCATAATCCTCTCCCGCCGCATCATATCTTTCCGTTGTTTTTATAGAGTTCACAGTATTATCTAAGAATTTAATATTTCTACTTACTCCCCAAGCATCCTCACTAGTGATTGAATACAGAGGTTTTCTTACACCATAGAAAGTACATCCCTGTACCAGAACATTTTCACACCGGGTAATTTTTATACCTATGCGGTCATGATTAGCAGGTGGAGCTATCGTTCCAGTCTCCCTATTCATAAAGGTGCAGTTAGTAATAACCACATTACGACACCAATCAAAAGTTCCCGTAGCTGTACCCCTAAAGTTTTCAAATGTTACTTGATCAATTTGGATATTTTCAGAGTAGGTAATATTATCAGCAAGACTGATGGAGTTTACACCGCTGTTTTTAAGGGTACCATTCCGAATTTTTAAACCCTTAGTAGGAACTATAGCCTGTATTTTAGGCGAGGTGGTATAAGTATCTCTAAGAGGTACCGCTAGTTCAACAATTATTGGTTCGGTGGGTAGCGGGACGAGAGAGTTGAAAACTATATCATTTAGCTCTCCTTTATACCTATTCCCAGCCGAGGTAGTATTAGAGTTCCATGCATCATCCGACCAGATACGAACTTTAGTCCCAGCAGAGAAGGCAAGAGCCTCACCGTCAGACATAGCTACTACTATACCCCCTTCTTCGTGATCGTAACTTGGTAGATCGGTTAAATCTACCGCATCGTCTACTGAGCCTGAGGGTATAAGAAGTAAGGCATCATTTCCATTATCATCAAAATCTATTGTGCTTCCGTTCAGATCCCAATCCAAACTAGTAGATGGAACATTGAGGGTACTAGTAACTTTGTAGGTTCCGCACGGGAAGTACATCCGTTTACCTGCTGCTGCTGTAATGGCGGCTTGGATATCCGCAGTATCATCTGTTGCTCCGTCACCAACAGCTCCCCAATCCTTTACATTAACCCAGTCAGCAAACCGATCATCTAAATCTCTTGATTCCGTAGCACCAGAAGTAATAACTTCCACATTACCGAGATCCACATTCGCAAAAGTAGCCACAGCCCACGACATCACGGTTTCCGTATCTCCGAGGGCAGGGATAGGACCTATAATGTCTTCCTCTATTTGAGTTCTGGTATATGTCTGAGCATCTATCTGAGCTATCGTATAGCAGCTGAGATCAGAGGCTATTAAGGTTACAGAACCAGTTTCAGTTCCACCGTCTACCGTGGTGATAGAGTCGACAGCAGCAGTGGGAGCAGCTAACTGAATCCATGCACTACCTCCATAGACATACTGCCTATTTTCATCAGTACGGATACACCAATCACCAGCCTGAGCTGTAAGAGCATTCATTGCGGCTTCATTAGCCACATTCCCCAAGTACTCAGAAATAGCAATCGCAGGGATTTGACTGTCGGGAACCTTTCCACCAACTAAATCAGCCTTATCATCTAAAAAATCATCTGTTTGAGTTTTGTTATAGTAATTTGTCAGAGTATTAGTATTCGTGACCCATTGCTTGGTTGTAGCGTGAGCAGGGTTAGTAGGATCGGCCATATTAGAAATTATCATTCCCTTAGCATCCCATACTGTCCCAGTCCCATCCTGATTATTTGCTGTAAGGAACAGAGTATCATCTACATACGTCTCGTCAATAAGACCCTTAGCGTTTAGTGGACAGACACCGTTAGGATTACCAACGGCAGGATTAAGTTTGGAGAAATTATGAATAAAAGCATAGTTCTCTTGAGAAAGTCTAAAGAGCTGATCGAGTGCGGTATTAAGGGAGGCTGCTGTAAGTCTAGAGGCTGGCTGGAAATGTATCGATTTGTTTAAGATGCTTGTTTTTCTAAAGACATAAATAAGATCCCCATCCGCAATAGAAGGAAGAGTTAGTGTTGCAGGAGGATTTTCCCTAGTTCTATCCCATACAGAAGTTTCTGTACCAGATATCACAGCATCAGCTGCCTCAAAGGTAATTTTATTGTTCGTACCAAGAGTATACATGTAGCTTCCGCTGCTGTTGGCCTTAGGATGTGTCCAATATTCCCAAGCCTCTTCAGTTCTTAGAGGATCTGTTGTGTGATTATAAGTAGTAGGATCAATAGTACTATGATCAAACTTACGTACTACCAGTATATCATCTTGATTTGTAGTCACATCTTCATAACCACCTTCTCCATACGGAGCATCACCAAATGCATCGGCTAAGGTTAAAACAGGCGTCGTATATGTGCCGTCGCCGTTTGCTACTAGATCGGAAAATGTAAACGAATCTATTAGCTCTGCTTGTGTGTAATTGTCAATAGCCATAACTATCTCCTATGAACTATGGAATTTGGTGATTGCTTTGAATTTACCAGTAAGTTGAATACTAGCAATGTTTAAGGGATGGGGGGTTGACGATTGGATTCTAATCACTACGTCTTTTGAGAAATCCATAATAGGAAACCTTACTTGAAAATTCTCTGCTGGTGTTTCTTTCACATATGGTCTTCCTATAGTATTATCTAACCCAAATCCTCCAGTCATAGGCCAGTTTCCCCCCACTTTTTCTTGATTATAAACATGTTTTTTAAATCCTAAGGATCTGTTTGGTTTAGTTACATGCACCTCAAAATTAGGAGAATCAAAAACTTGTATAACACCATACCTCAAATTCAGAGTGCCGGGGATGATATTATTTGCTTCGTCCCTTAGGAATGTTTCCGAAAGAGTGACTTGAGAAGTATAGGGCGTTCCGACGTACTTAATCGATTGTACCTCGGCTGGGGTAAGAAGACCCTCTATTGTGTAAATAGCATCGGGATCATCCGGCGGATGTTCTACTTTTGTTAATACGTATATAGCCCCGTGACCTGTGACAGCTCTAGTATAATAAGGTTCTCTAGTAGGATTAGGATGGTTCCCATGGACGACACGGTCAACGTAGAAATTAAATAGGTCTATTTTTGTTTTATGTACGCCTTCTTCTGTTATATGACCGGCCCAGCCTGCGCCCGTGAATTGATATGCTAGGTTATCCAATCTGGGAATACCTATATTATCTTTGTCTAAAGGCATGTAAAACAGATCAAGCTCCATCTGGTCCTCTGGCGAACCACTTGGAGGATCATACCACACGTTTACACCGAACAGATATTTACCCGAAGCTTTAATAAATTTAAGACTTGCTTGTCCACCCGCCAGCTCAGACCGGGGGCCTTCGATGTCCCATAAAAAGAAAGCATTCTGTACTACCTTTTCCCCGGCTATTTGGTTTCGATAACAATAGATATCCGACATCCCAAGTACTGCTCTGGAGTGATCTAATGCGAATATCATAGATGAGTGACTTGATGCTGTAACACACTCAATGCGTTTTGGAAGATAGTTTTCAACATGTTTTGATACCTCAAAAGCTTGTTCTGTAGCCAAGTCTCTCTGTCCAAAATAGATGTATAGCTTCTGGGAAGCGAAGAAGAATAAGTTATTGTTCAGTGGAACAGGAGGTACATCTGGCAGCATGGGGTAAAAGGATGTCGGAGCAAACTCTGCTGTTTTAGGAGAGATAATATTATTAGCTCCTATTAATTCAAACTGAGTATTACCACTTGTTCCTACAAATAGGAAGTCCCGGAAGGGTATCAGGTGAGTAATAGGGGTGTAGTTATTAGAAGAGACCATTAAATCGAGCGGATCACTATCTGTAATATTATCAGGATCTTCTAAGAAGAAGTTATCCCAATCTCCCGACCTCGAAGCTATAATCGTATCATCATTAGCTAAAAATAAACGATCTCTATAGAAAGCCATTGCTTTAATTCTCGATTCCTGAGGCTCGTCTGTGGTAGGACTAAAGAATATTCCCGGTCCACGATTATTCTCAGAATCACCACTAGTTCTATGTCCCCAATCTATAGGCCTAATTCCAAAAGCTGATCTCCCGTCGTTGCGTTTAAGAGGATAGAGCATTTGAGGCATTCTTTTTTTATCTATTACAGCTCTTCGACTTGGTGTCCTAACCTTTGTTAGGTAAGGTTTGGTATCCTTATCAGTATATCGGTACCATCCCGGTGTGTTCTCTAAGTAAGCTTCTGATAAATAGACAATCTTACCTTTACCTCTATATGCGGTATTGTCTGTTTGTGCTTGCCAATGAGTAAGTTCGGGTAATATTTCTTCGTTCTGATTCGGATCATATATATCATACAAAGTTTCTAGTGTCTTTGTTGTTACGGCGTTCCCGTTAAATGCCTGTAAATCTGTAATATCAGGAGGGAAGGTTAAATCTGATAACTTACTTACCGATTGTCCTAGATTTAGGAACTCCTTATTAGGGTAGATAAAATCTTCAGCAGGAATAAACCTAGATACTAAAACATTTAATCTATTCTCATCACCCTCCATTTCTGTGTGCAGATCTGAATTCTCATCAGGAACCCGCTCCCATCTCTCACAATCTTCGTGTGGCGGAAGCTGTGATCCCTTGGGACTATCATCTGAACTTAACAACATATTAACTGGTCCCGGTAGCTCATCGGCGGGCAGGTAATCCCTAACTCTCCATATACCATGCCTCAGCGGGACTAACCCTTCATTATCATAAGTTAGGAATTGTTCTTTAGATGTCCAATCATCTGCACTCTCCCAATAATTCAAAGTATTCTGAGCCCATGTGGGTTGAATTAAGTCCTGAATGCTCTTGCCTTGTACACCCCCAGTAAAGGTAGGGGGAATAAGTCCTGTTGAGGTATGTGATGATAAATCATAAATAATATCATCATCAACATCTTCTTCTCCGTTGTCTGTCCATACATTATACCAAACAGGGGTATTTGTTGTCCGACTTTCTCCCGCTTGGATTATAATAATACGGCCCGGAAACGGCTGTGTGTTTGTAACAGAGAATTGATTTGCAAATGCTGTAAGGGAGTTAGATTGTTTCTCATTAATAGCCTTAGCAAATTCAGCGGCATCAGCATATCCACTTCCAAGCTCAGTCTTACTGTATGAGGCCTCCGCTGAGCCACTTCCTCCGGTAAATGCATGGTTGTCCACCCCCGAAGGAGGCTCGTAAGCACCATTAACTCTTATTCGATAGTCATCGTCCTGATCTTTTTCAACTGTCCAAGGGCCTCCGAAACCATTGATTTTTATTTCCGTATTGCCAGCTACTCCCGAAGAATCCATTGTAAGTATGATCTCACGATCGTTTGTAAAAGTTGCGGTTATCTCAAGATCCGAGTCATTGATAGCACCGGCGAGAGTTGCGGCCGGACTCTGGGAGTCGGGGTTACTGACTGAGCACCAAGCATCGTATATCCGCCCACCATAACCCTTAACGGCCCTGATAGTAGCTTCTGTGATAGCTATATCTTGTCCGGAGCCTATTTCTGTAGGAGTCCAAGGAAGCGAAGCACAGGGCGGATTCTGATCGGTGTGACCCGGATAAAACCTAGTTTTCTTACCGGTCGAATCCTCTAATTGTATATAGTGAATAAAACCATCTCCACTCCCTGCATCATCCTCGTAGTTATATTCATACACTTCCCGGTCACCAATTATAGTGCCATCCTCATCTATGGGAAACATCGAAGGGTGCTGAAAAGCATTCCAGCCTGTCTTGCTTCTATCAGTAAGATTCCCATCCTTAGCTCTCCAACCACTAGAATTAGCTCCCTCCTCACCCTCAGGTGCTGCATTCCAGTCAGCACCATCTGGAAGTCCGCCATCACCGTCAACATCAGGAGTATACGCGATATCTGGGTATCTATAGAACTTGTGGTTCTTAGGCATCTTTAATGTAGCAGTAGCTGTGGACGCCTCTGAATGATCAGCCGGATTAACAACAACAGTAGTCGCTCTATTGGGGCCAGCACCCTCGGTCCCGTCGATAGTTCCATCTTCTGTAAAATGAAATAGCTCGCCAGTAAACTGTATTCTTGTAGACCCATTTCGATTTATCCAGAGATAGTTTATCTCTTGAGCCTCATCTGATATGTTTTGAATTCCCTTAAGAGTAATCTGGTTTCCTAATCGAGAGTCAGAAAAATAAGTATCCTCACCCGTGTCTAATCTTGTAACCTCAGACGTAAAATCAATTATTAAGGAGCTGCCCGGATAAGATTCTGTTGCGGTATCATCCCATGTAAACCCTCGAAACTGTTCATAGGGGTATTCATCGACTCCGGTTCCATCATCATCAGCATCTTTTTTGTATATAGGATCTTCTAAATCTATTACAGTACTTGCCCAAGTGTAATCCGTGTGTTCATTCCAGCTTTCTGCTTTGTGTAAAGGATCTACCGCTGAGGAAGTGAGGTAGGTTATTTCCGACCCCTCCCAGTCGAGGTTTGGATTATCAGTAGACATTGGATCGTCGGGGTCTCCACTCTGACTTCCATCTAGTTTCTTGAGAGTTTCGTTTGTAGTCCACCTTCCGGGAGTCCACCGTTTTATAGAGGCATTTCTAGTTGTAAAGCCAGCTTCTACTTCCTTATTTACAACCATAACTGAAGAGCCTATGGAAACTGCCTCTAATCTCTCCCGCACAGGGAGCGTTGAGTCCGGATCCCTATAGGTTAAATATTTCCAAGAGTCAGGACTTACATAACTAACAACCCCGTTTGGATCATCAGTAGGAATTGCATCGATTGTAATATTTTCCACGGTAGTATTACCATCCCACTCGTCCCCGATATGCTGAGTAATTTTATACACTCTCATAAAATCAGCCGGGACGTTCTCTGTGGGCTCCAAAATATTGGTGTAGTTAGTGTTTAGAATAAATAAGTAAGATGTAAGAGCATCAACATCCATCCAATAATAGAAAAGGTTATCCACATCGAAGGGATTTATGGCATATTGTCTGTCCCAAGTACCTAAAAAGATTCTCCTGAAACCATTCCTTTTATCCAGAGAAGATTCAGTCGTACAAGAAAAGTTTGTGAGAAACTCTACCTCACTAGGAAGTCTTTTACTAGGAATCTGCCTACCTACTCCACCACTAAGAGAGAAAATGGGGATTTTCACTGGAAAATAGGAGGCTGCTCTCGAAGCTCTACCTCTAGCTCTAGCCATTTGTTGTTCTCCAGTATCTGAATCTACTTGGATCATTATAAGACCCACTTCTTCTGTGAATATCCCTTAGTTTTGGTGAACCAGCTCCAAAAATTGTCTGCCGCTTGTCATCAACATCTGCTGCTTTACCTTTCGTGGTGTATAGAACCTCAAGTTCCTGAAGATACCTATCGGCTTCTATATCACCTTGCATTATAATTTGGTATTGTCTAGCAGCCTGAGCTACAATGGCTCTTTGGATGACGCTATCTAAATCTTGCCAAGAGATTTTAACTACCATCTCTACATGATAATCAGTATCCTTCTTCCATTGATCAGATTGATCTGTTACGTTGAAGAGATACTGTACCGAAGAGTTTGAATCAGTATCAGACCTTGCTACTCCAATGATACGATAGTTTTCTGTGCTATCATGATCTGAAATAAGCTCTGCTGAAAGAACACCATTGCCTAACCAAATCTTACCGGCAGAAGTAAGCCTAAACTTTTTCATATATTTATTATTAGCTAAGCCACGGAACTGGAAGTCTGTCAAGACGCGATCAAGTACACCTTGGCAGACCTCTGAGTCCATACCCCCTGTGTCTACATCGAGATTATCCACCATGGATTCTCCTGCCATCAGAAGCATGTGATTAATAGCATCAAGCTTAGATATCATACCCATGGTAGTTCTCCTATAGTTAAGGGTGAAAGCCTTCCTAGGCCCGTTAAGACCTAGGAAGGCGAATTTTTGTATAGTTAAACTATACTAAATCAAACTCAAGCATCAGCCCAAGAGTCAGCATCCATTGCAGCCAGAGTAGCTACAGCAGACCGATCTTGATCCGCAATAGCACCAGCTCCAGAACCAATTTCGTGCTCGGAAATGATAGCAGCACACTCGGGACGCAGAACGCCCGTACCACTCATCATCGAAGCGACTGTGAACTGAGTGTTTCTTCGGATGTCACCAACCGAATCAACTTTCAGACCCTGAAGTCGGACATTGCCGATGCATTCAGGGGTCCAGATCGCTGCCTTGACACCGGCAGAACCAAACTGAAGGTTGTACTTGGCTTCGCCAAGACCTTCAGTCTCGTAAGTGCC